TCGCCTAACTCTAAAACGTCTGCATTAAGTCTGTCACTGGAACCGTAATAGGTTTGCCAATCACTTTCTTTAGTGCTACGTCTTTTGTTTTTTTTGCCTTTGAGTGGTTGTTTTGTTACTTTAAATTTTGCTAGTTTTTTGCCTACGTACATCATGCCATTGGATTTATTTGTTATCAAGTATACAAAAGCTTCACAACCTTCTGGTAGTTCGTCTATTGTGTTACCCTGATAAGTCCATTGCATCAAGTACTTACCGTTGCCTGTGTTATTATGCCTAAGTCTTGGAATTATGCTTGTCGTGTATCTCATCCATACGAAGTTTGGCAAGAGAGCGTATCTCTCTTAACCATCTTCTTGACTCTCTATGAGTCCGTACAGAGTTTCTTGCCTCAAACTTTTCGTTTGCCTTAAAATAAGCCATATAAGCCTTAGTTAATTTGTCGTGTGTATCGTCGTCATTCATTGTGTACTTCTACATCGTTCTCATAATTTGTAAATCCGTTTTCTTTGATTACTTTAAGAACATGTGTAACTCTTCCTACTAATTCATCTTTGTGTGAGATAAGATAAACGTTTTTGTCACGTTCTCTCCCCATTTTCTTAAGAACACTCAGTGCATTTTCAACGCCTGCTGTGTCCATACCGCTATCAATCAGCTCGTCGATAAACAACAAGTTAATGTTTTGATACAGACTTTCCCAAACATCACGGAATGCAAAGCTCATACCTAGTATAAGTCTATTACGTTCACCTCTTGACAAGTTATCAAAGTCTAAGTCTTGTCCTAGCTGTGTAATCTCAACGTTCAAATCGTTTTGGAATACAACTTGATGTGGTAATCCTAGCTTATCAAGATAGTTAGTAAGTCTGTTGTTTAAGTATGCTAAATTCTGATCAATAATCTTCTTACGAATAAAGCTATCTTTGTTAGTTAACAGTTTTAACAAGAAGTCTTGATGATCTTTAAGACTTGTTAAGTCATTAACAACTGACCAATTAATTTCCTGCATAGCACTATTGTTTAGTTCGTCAATTTGTGCTTGATACGGATCAGCATCGTTTTCTTTACTAGATAATGCTTGCTTCAATCCATCAACATTTTGACGATGCTCGTATGCTTCCTTAGCAGTTTCGTAAAACGTAGTAGGTTTGCCGTTAATGTCACCAATTTCTCCAAGTGCTACTGTTACGTTAGTAACCTTAGTTGCAATCTCTGCTTGATATGCAATAGCATCAGCAAGTTCTTTAGATTTACGCTCTGCAATCTCTGCTTTTTTATCTGCATGTAGTTCTTGACCACAGGTATAACACGTTGCATCATCTAAATTTACAATGTCTTGTTTTGCTTTTTCAACAGACTTATCAGCACGTACTAGTGCAGGTTCTAGTGTACTAAGTTCTTTTTTAAGACCCATTATAGCATTGTTATGTTCTGACCAATTTGATAATTTTTCATGCAGATCTAGTTCAGTATCGATGTCTAAATGTTCTAGTTGATCAATTCCTGTTTGCAACTTAATGACGTCTTGATCTTTTTTAGCAATCCATGCACGTTGGGTACGTTGTAAACTTTCAACAGTTCCGCCAATCTTTTCATTAGCACTTTGAATAGCATTAATCTTTATAGTTTCTTCTTGAATAGAATCTTTTGTTTGTCTTACTCGCTCTTTAAGACTATCTGCCTTTTCACTCAATATAGTAATACCGAGTAACTGTTCAATAATGTCTTTTTGATCGTTAACTCGCATACTCAAGAAAGGTTCAGTGTATGTATTAAGTGCAACAATGTGTTTAAACATGTTGTGAGTCATTCCCAGCAAGTAACTAATTTCTTCTTGTGTTTTACGACTGTCGCCTTGTGACTCGTCTGACATTTCTTGCTCTTGACCATTAACAAAGAACCGTAACACATTAGGTGAACGACCTCGTTCAATTTTATACTGTTTGTTATCTTTCTCAAAAGATAGTGTAACAAGCATACCTTTGTTGTTAGTTTTATTAATTAGGTTGTTGCGCTTGATGTTTGTTAAAGCAAGGCCGTATAATGCATACGAAAGTGCGTTAATGATGGTAGTTTTACCAGTGCCATTACGACTTCCGCTGTCATCACCGCCTTGGTCTAAGTTTTCACCTAATACAAGTGTTAGCTGTTGCTTATCAAAAGAAACTGCCTGGGTTTGATTGCCTACACTCATAAAATTCTTAACTGTAAGATCTTTAAACTTTATCATAGTTCTTCATATATTCCTAATAATAGTTTCTTGTCGTAGCTTTCTGTGTCGATTGCAGATATTTCCTTTGTAACAATCTGATCCACACTTTCAAATGTAGTAATATCAATATCAGTATGTATTTCATCATCCTTTTGACTAGGAATAAGTGTAATCTCTCGACAGTCGTAATCGTTGATAAACGTTTCTTTAATAAAACTTGCTTCTTCGTAACTAATCGGTAGGTCAAGTGTTACTCTCAAGTACATTTTAGATTTTAGCAACGTGTCTTTTTGATCTAACAGTTGGCTAAGTTTAACAGTACGATACTTAGGACAGTCTGCCCAATTAAGATATTCAGGCTCTTTGTTGTTTTCTTTGTCAAGTATCATCATGCCACGTTCGTCATCCCACGCATCTGCATAGTTGTGCGGAAAAGCATTACCAATATAATGAACTTGACCTTGTACTTGCCGTTTATGAAAGTGTCCACTAAACACATAGTCTTGATGTTTAAAATGTGATGCTTGTAGTTCCCCGTGATCGGGCATTTGCACCATTGCGTTCATATAGAAGCTAGGAAGTTCAAAATGACCAAACATATACTTTGTTTTGATATTAGACATATTCTTCCACTCATCGCCTACTAACCACGGAACAAGTGCAACGTCATCTTCAACGAGTATCTCGTCAATATATGTAATGCCCGGAATATGTTTTCCAAACTCTATACTGTAAACATCTCGTTTGTCTTTATAATATAAATCGTGATTACCTGCAAAGAAGTAAAACTTCTCAAAAGCCGCTCCTAGCTTTTCAAGACACCTAGTAGTTGAATCTAGTGTTTGCACGTTAATAGTGTTTCTATTATGATGCCAGTCACCACAAAAAATACCAGTTTCGCAACCGTTAGCTTTTGCTTGTGCAATAAACCAATCTACAAATTCTTCACAGTCTTGCAGATGAAGTCGACTATTTGACTTTAACCCAAGGTGTATGTCAGTAAATACTGCCGCTTTTTTAAACATAGGTAATCCTCTTTAATATATTATAACTTAAACTAGCCTAGAAGTCAAGACTTTTTGGTAATTTCACCATGTGTTGTAGTGGTTGCTTTACCGGCATCGTCGTAGGTTGTAATTACTGCATCAGATTGTTTAGGCATGTACTTGACTCGTTCTCTTTCCCAGTCACCTTGATTCTGTCTTGTAAAGCTAGGGTTCATGTCGTTCATCTCTAGGATATCATCGCGTATATTTTGCGCACGTTTTTCGATATTAATAACTCTTACAAAACTATTAGTAACTGCGGCAGTGTAATATGCAAAAGGATTATTAGACTTAGATTCGTCAAATTGTAAGCCAATTTGTGCAAGTTGTAGTATTGCTTGCCCGCGCATTTCGTCATTGTAAGTGTATCCGCGTACATTGCCTCTTGTAGCATAACGATCACATAACTTCATCCACATCATAGCAAGTTTATTAGTTGCTTTGCCGTGGTCTTTATTAAAGAAGCCGTTCTCCATTCCGCCTTGCCAATGACTTTTGCCTATACATATTAGTTCGTCATTTTCGTTAAATTTCCAATGTTGAAAGGGAGGAAAGTTTAGCTTTACTCTGTAATCTGCAGGCGTTTTGGGATTCTTTTTGCGACCTGGCTCTTCCGGAATATGTTCAAACGACATAATACGAAAAACAACATCAGTTTTTAAAACTGTCCTATAATCCACCTCAAACTCAGCTAGTTTCTTTTTACCACCTGCTAATTTAGAGGCTTCAAACGCTTCTTGTTGCATACGCTTTGCTTGCACTCGCTTTGCCTCAGCAATAGTTCTAACGTGAATCTTGTCAGTACTAGGTAAGATTAAATCATATTGAGAGTATTCAGGTGCAACGTAACTACAAAATGTAGCTTTGGACTTGTGTATTTCTTTCAAAATGTCTTTATTATTTAAATAATTAACTCTTTTCATGTTTTCTCCAATGGTTATATACTATTATAAACTACTCTGTTAATAAAGTCAACTAAATAATGTATATAGGAGACAATTAGATATGATCAATATAAGGAATGGCGATAAAGTTATGTATCGCAACGGCAAACCAGTTAGTAACCCAACACCAACAGGTACTGGAGCCGCCGGACAAAATATAAATTCAAATAA